GCAGTAGGAGAAAGATTACAAGATCCAGACATGCAAGTTGCTTTAGCAGTAGGTTCTTTTATTCCTGGAGTAAATGCTGTAGCAATTCCACTATCAGCTGCTGCTGGTGCAATTGGTTTGAAGAAACAAATTGATCAAGGTCAATTTAGTGGCGAAGCAGAAACTGATTGGTTTGAGACTGCTGGTAATGTTTTAAGTGTTCTTCCGGCTGTTGGTGCTTTAGGAAAAGGCGCAAAGGCAGTTAAGGCAGGAAGATCAGCAAATGTTCTTTCTAAAGAAATAGAAGTAGCAAAGGCAGCAGGAAAGAGTGCTGATGAAATAGCTGCATTGAGTACTGCAAAAACAGCAGAATTGGCTAAGGCAGGAAGAGTTGGTGCTGCTGTTACATCACCAATAGGAAAAATGAGTGCTGTAGGTAAAGAAGCAGCACAAGCAGTAAAAGCTTCTAAGGTAGCAAAAGCAGCAGGATTGGCTGATGATGCTCTCAAGGCTGGTACTAAAGTTGGAGGATTAACCGACGATGCTCTCAAGGCTGGTACTAAATCTGGTGGCCTATTAAAGACTGGTGCTAAATTAGCAGGAACTGCTGCTGCTACTGGAGCAGTTGCTTATGGGGCTGAGAAACTATTATCTCCAGAACAATCACCATCAACAGGAACATCAACAGGAACATTTGCTGGAGATGATGAGGGAACAGTTGATATGAGAGCTAGAGGAGAAAAGAGTTCTAGACAAGCCAAGCGGCTTGCTGGTCAAAGTGGCGTAAATGTTTCTTATACTTAATGAATCAAAAAACATTTAATCATAATTTTATAAATGTCGGAAATGATATCATCAGCTCTGAAACAGTTTCTGGGCGAGTTTATATCACCGAAGATGGTCAATTTCCTAGCGTAACTACAATTACTAGTTGGGAAAAACAAGAATTTTTTAGAGTATGGAGAAAGCAAAATCCAGAAGAATCTAAAAGAGTTACAGCTAGAGGTAATAGACTACATTCTTTGATTGAATGTTATCTAAAGAATGAAGATCTTTCAAAGAAAGAAATAATGCCCAATGATATGGATCTTTTCATTCAGATCAAGGGTGAGCTAGACAAGATAGATAATATCAAAGCCCTGGAAACTACTCTATATGGCAAGAATGTAGGTCTTGCTGGAAGAGTAGATTGCATTGCTGAGTATAATGGTGTTCTTTCGATTATTGACTTCAAAGGAAGTACAAGACAAAAAAGAAAAGAAGACATCGATAATTATATGCTTCAAGCAACAGCATATGCTTTACTCTGGAAAGAGACAACCGGAGAAGAAATAGATAACTTTGTAATATTAATTTCTTGTGAAGATGGAGCAAAGCAGATATTTGAAGATAAACCAATAAACCATGTCAGCTCTTTGATTAAAGCCATAAAAAAGTATAGGATGAATAATGAACGAGAAAGATCAAGTTAATAAAAGAAATACCAGAGTGTGGGTAAAAATGAATGAAGATGCAAAATCTTCTTATTTCAGAAATCAATTCATACAAAAATATGGTGGAAAATTTATAAAAGAGGAAAGGCATTGGAAATGGGTGGAAATAGATTTTGAAAAACTTTTAACGGAAGAGTTTGAAAAAGAAATAAAACAATTTAAACCACCAGAACCAGTTATAAGAGTAGAACGGGGGAAAAAATATGTTTTTCTCAATAAACAGGGAGAAAAAGTCTATATCAAAAATTTATTAGAATATTGTATGGAAAACAAATTAGTTCGCGGAGCCATGTATGATCTAATGAACGGAAAAAGAAAAATATATAAGGGTTATAAGTTTTTAAGAAAGGAGGAATGATATGGAATTAGTAATTAGCGAATCTTTAGGTACTATTTTTTACTCTGTTATAGTTTTCGCCGCAGGAGCCTTGGTTGGTCAGGGGGTGTGGAATTGGGTATCCAAGTTCTTCCCATGGAATCGGAAGTAAAATGAGGCGGGTCAAAAGACCCGCCTCTTTTCTTATAAATATCTTCATGCGCGATACTTGGTTTGATTCCCATTTCATTGACCGTTATAATAGAGATATTTTACCCCATTTAGATGGTAAACTAGATGAGGGGTATTTTCTCAAACAGAAACTTCAAGGCCAAAAATACGAACGGTTCAATTTCCGCGTAAAAAAGGCTAGAGAAGACCGTAAAGAAAAAATAGCCAGAAAAGTTCTTCTAGCAAAACATGCCAAGGAAAGAGGAGAGGCCAGAGCAAGAGATGCAATGGCTGGACAGCCAATAAGCTATCCTACTTATGAATCTGTAGAGTATGTTACAGAAAATGATCAGTCGGGTAAGACCAGAAAAAGAAGAGACATGTTCCGTGGTGGGTTGGGGGTAAGAAAAGAACTTAAAAAATCCAGGAAAATTTCTTTAACTGGTGATGTTGAAGAAAAGGATAGAATCAGAAAACAAATCGAAAGAGAACTTGAAGAAAAATTCAGTCTTTTATCATATCCTCTTTTAGAACAGGATGATCAGACAGATGAACAACCAGAAGATCAGCCAAAAGAAGAAGGTCAAGAGCAGCAAGAAGTAGCTCCAGAACCACTTCCATATATCGTAATGCTTTCTCAGACCTTGGCTATGAGAAATAAGGTAAAAAATGTATTCGAAAATATATCAAATATTTCTTACAAAATTTTAAATGAAAAATACGGCGTAAGATCTATAAACAAAGACGACAGAGATTTTCAAATAGAAAATGCAATAATTCTAGTTTCTAGAATTTGCTCTGGGGCAACAGCAGAAGAATTGCAAGTTGTTTCGCAATTTGAAAACGGAAGATTTCTTGATTTTGATGAAAATGCTTTTGATATTTCCAGAAATGTACTTTTACAGCTTGGTGAAAACTGCATCAAAAATTTGATGCACGCAAGAGAAATAGAAGTATTTGAAGATGCTCCTGGTTCTGGAAGAACTCAATTGCTTTGCCAGGATAATACATTCAAGGTAGTTACCGGAAAGACTTATATCAAGGATACTACTGATTCTCCTAATTATGGAATAAAGATGCAAAAAGCGTTAAAGTCGATTTTTGCTCAATCCCCCGAAATTTACATCAATCTTGATCCGATAATTCAAGAAATTTACACAACTCTCAAACAAAACGAAGAAGCCATTCCAGAAAAAGGCGGAATGGAATTTATTCAGTCTCAATTAGAGGAATTGATACAGCAATTAGTAGATCAAAAGATTACCTTCAAAGGAGGACAATTCGAAAAATCACTAAAGGCTGCATTAACTAAGTATCATCTAGTAGGTTCAAATATTGTTGATCCAAGATCAAATGCTGCATTCTTATTAAGCGACTCTGGATTATTTGAACTAAGCAACGAATTTATATCTTATATCTCAAAGAATGCTTCTCTTAATATTAAATTAAAGAAAAGATTTAAATCGACATCTGGTAGAAGAGAAATTAATTCGAAGCTTTCAAAAGAAATTGAAAAATATAAGGCTATCGTTGAACAAGTAAAAGAAAACATGAAGGTAAAAGAACCTTCAAAGGAAGAATTAATAGTTTCTCTACCAACTATAGTTCTTTCATCTATTGTTGATTATTTTGATTTCTTTTTCAGCGTTTCTATTAGCCCCGGAGAAAAAATTTCAAATAACAAAAGAAAAGCAAACGAATATAATACGATATTTGTGAAGGGTAAAGAAGTAAAAATTCCAGTCACTTTGGATAAAGGTGACATGATGACAAATACAATTAAAGAAGATATAGATCTAGCTTGCGATGTTTTAGAAGAAAGAAATATGATGTCAAAAATCACTGCTAATGGAATAAAATCAACTAAAAACAAATCTGAAATTCCAGAAGAATTAAAGATGTTATTGGCTACAGTAATTTGCGATATGAAAAATGATCGCAAACGGGCAATCATTGAAAAACTTGAAGGCTACGAAAAAAAATATTCCAAGAAGACTAGTCACCACAGATCAAACAGAAATAAGGCTAGAAGAGCCGCAGAAGACAAGTGGGGTGCAGCCGCAATTAAAGGTAAAGATGTGGACCACAAAGACGGCAACCCCATGAACAATTCTCCAAGCAATCTTCGTTTGAGGAATAGGGGGGATAACCGCTCCGACAACGGGCATCACAAGGGAGAGGTTTTTGAGAAAGCTCGTAAGGGAATTACAAATACATTTAAGGGGAAGAATAAGTAATGTTTGATCTAAATCCTGAATTATTTGAATATGGTATTGCTACCGCCACATTTCTTGTTGGTGCTTATTACGGCATTAAAAAAGTAAAAAACAAACTTTTACATAACAAAAAGAAGAAAGAGGGTAGAGAATACTGGAACATTCATTCAGAGATACACGAAATCCTTACTGAGCTTCGTATTCGTACTGGATCAGCCAGAGCACAAATCATTCAATTTCATAACGGAGAATATTTCACGGATGGAGTTTCCATGAAGAAGATGAGTCTAACCCACGAATCTCTTCGTTCTGGTATCAGTGCGGAGGTTTATCAAAAGAAAGATGTTTTAATTTCTGCATACATTGAGTTTATTAAATCTATTTTAGATACCAAATATAAGTTTGAAATTGTTGATGTTATGAAAGAAACATATCAAAAACAGCTTTTCGTTGCCAATAATGTAGTTGCTTATATGGCAGTTCCCCTCCAGAGCAAGGGAATTAATGTTGGATATATAATAATTCACTGGTGTAGTGATGAAAAAGTTAACCAATTAACAGAACACGCAGTATCAGAAGAAATGAAATATGCTAAAGATAGAATTGAAGTTCAACTAGGCAATCAAATAGCTTTGGAAATACCATGAAATTTACAAACAAAGTCTATGATACGGATGTTCAGGAGCAATACGATGTCGATAAAAAAGGTCCATCAAAAACTCCAGGACAAAAAATGGATATTGATAAGCGCAATAAGCGTTTCAGGACTCCTCCTTGTATGATAGATAATAAACAAGCGGAGCAGCCAGAATATATGAACAAAATCATTCCAAACAAATCCGTCAGCCAGATCATGGTAGAAGCAAAAAAAATAAAAGAATCAGTAGAACCATATATTGAAAATCTAGCCATAGATAACTCTGAAGAAGATACAGAAAATTTAAACGATATGGCCTTTAAACCAGAACAACAAGAACCAGATCTACCTATTTTAAAGGTTATCAAAGGTAAAAATAGATTTAATCCACAAAAAATGAGAGGTTCTTCATTGCGGGTGGAATACTTTAGAAATTTACTAAATAGTACAAAGGAACTGAATGAAGAAATTTAAAGAAATTGTCGCGCTAATTGAATCAGGAGAATCCGAGGATGGGGGTGGGTTTGGCACACCATTCCAGCCATCAAGAACTACTAGAAGTGCTGCTAGCGATTTTGGCGTTCATAGAATTGAAAATGATACTCAGCTAAACAGAATCAAAGCATTCCTTTCTAGCTTCACCAATAGAGAATATCTAGATCCCCGTGGTGCTCTTTCGATGCTAAGAGCAAAAATGAATATTATGGGTTTAGATTTCGATTTTACTCCAGCCACCAAATTAATGCCTTCTCCTGAAGGTCCAAATACATTCAAATTGAAAAGATTCGGCGGAACATTCGGAACAACCCCAGAACACGATTTAAGCAAAGGATTCCTAGTAACAGACGGAATCGCTGAGTTTAATGGTGGTAAAGGTATCGATATGGTTGTAGAAGTAATTATTACTAACAATAATCTTTACAAATTTGAAATATCATTAGTATCATCATAAAATGATATGGAATTATTAAATGAACAAAACTTTAATTATTTTGCAAAACTGAAATATAATAATCCAGTATGTGAATCAGTCGAAGAATTTAATGATGATATAAAAAGAATAAAGTATATTAGAAGACTTTTTCAGAAGTTTGACGAAGAAAAAGTTTTAAAACACCATCTGATATGCAATCATATTCTTATTTTAATTAACTTGTTTGGAGAAGAATCGGCATTAAGAATGATCTTTTTCAGGCTTGAAAAAAAATATCATGGTTTTTTAAAAGCCTTTATAAATTATTTAAATTTTAAGATTGAATCAATTCCAGAGATAGATTTGAAATTATTAGCACCTGATGTAAGAATTACTAGAATATTGAATAAAGTAGAAAAACAAAAAAATGACTAATATGAACGAATCAATCTCTAATTCTGGTTTGATGGTAAAGAGTTTTACTGTTTATAAATTTTTAACTCTTTTATCATCACCTTTCTCTTCTTTTGATGCTTTTAGAAAAGGAATAATTGATACTAGAGGAAACTATGTTAAGGATATAGATGAAGCTTTTAGAAGCGGTTCTCTAGATCCGCTTGAAGTAATCATAATAAAACTAAAGAAAATAATAGCCACATCATCTGATCCTGGTCTAAAATCTTCTTTGAGCAATAATTTAGCTACTTTTGACCTTTTTCTAAATGAGATGTATCAGTATAATGTTCTTCCACACGAATCATTATATTTACTTGAAACTCACTGTTTAAAAAAAGGATTTTCATTAATTAATGCTCTATTAGAGGATACGACTGTCGGTGGAGGTGGTATTCCAGGACTTAGTATAACTGATATAATTGGACCAAAAAGAAGAAAAAAATCTAAGATTTTTAGAAGAAAGGAATTGATGGAAATGGAAGTCGGGGCAGGACTTCCTGGCGCAGATGCCGACGTGCCACCATCACAACATGATAATACTTCGGGTTATACGAACAAGATTCGTAATTTACATTCCGTGAATAACTTCGATGAAGACGGAGATGGTGTTGACATTGGTGATTTATGGATGGAATTTTGGAGGCTATACCAAGAATTATTAAGGCAACTTGGTGATGATATTCCTGGAGCTGATGGTTCATTAGTAGAAAAAATTATAGAAATTCTAGAAAGACTTAAAGCTTTGGGAGAAGAAATACCAGAAAATTTACTAAACTTGCAAAATTCAGATATCAATGATGACCAAGATAATGACGGAATACCAGATCATTTAGATAACGATATAGATAATGATGGAATTTATAATGTATATGATCCAGATTCTCCGTATTGGACAGATGAAAATGGTAATGGTATTCATGATTGGATAGAACCAGATCATCCAGAAGATGACGAAAATGGTAATGGAATAGATGATGCTTTGGAAGATAGTGATAATAACGGAATTCCCGATATCTTTGATAAAGATGGAGATGGAATAGATGACGATTTTGAAGATGATGATGGCGATGGAATTCCTAATGGTAATGATTCTGATGATGATAATAACGGAATATTAGATTATCAAGAGTTGATTGATAGGATAAGACAATTCACGGCGATGAATAATCATTATAAATAAATCTGGAGGTTATTATGCCGACTGAGTTGATTTCATTAATAGGCGGAAGCCTTACTGGGTTTATCTTCCGGTTCTTGGCCCAGAAGAGCCAAGACCAGAAGGAACTATTTGAGCGTCTAATAACCGCCAATAAGCAAACCACAGACAACCAAGAAAAGGCAGCTAAGAGAGTTCCTATCGATGTTGGTAAGGGGGTTCGGCAGTTGATCGTCCTAACAGTTCTATTCGGAACCATTGCTGCTCCTTTCATTCTTCCATTCTTTGGAGTTCCTACCTTCGTTGAAGTCGATGGTAATAACCCCGAAGCCCTATTTGGTTTGATTCCGGAGACTACGAAGAAGTACTTCGTTGAGATAAATGGGTATCTCTACACCTCAGAAAACAGACAAATTCTTGTTGCAATTGTCGGGTTCTATTTCGGTACAGCCGCAGCAGGGAGAAAGTCATGAAAAAAATATGGAAAATGTTCATTGCTATTCTTTCTATTTCTGTTTTGATAGCCTTTGCTGGTTGCCAATCCGTTGCACCAGAAATTGTCCCAGATATAACTGGTGATAATGTCGTTATGCTCGACATCAAGAGCCAGATTGAAAACAACAAGATGGTAAAGGATGATTATGGTTGGGTAATCTGGTATCTACCAATACTCTTCCTCGTTGTTGCTTGGGGTTGGAAAGAATTCTTCGGTAAGAAAAGGGGCGAATAATTAATAAACTTTTTTTACAATACATTCAAGAAAAGCAAAAGAATAATTTTGAAATGATTTCTTTCAAGAATTCTATGAGAAAGAATTCTTGGCAGACCCCATTACCAATAGTACAGATTATCGCGGAGGAGTTTGGCAGTGATATACCAGAAACACTACCGCCTGTAACTGATAATCCAATTCCAGATATACTTAAACCCGTCCATCCTTGGTACAATCCAGCTAATCCTTATTGGGATCCAACTAATCCTCTTGATAATCCTGGAGTAAATGACCCATATGATCCTAATTATAACCCAAACCATTCACAATCAGATGCTGACGGGGATGGAATTCCAAATATAAACGATCCAGATCATAAAGCATATGATCGAGATCATAGTGGTTCGGATAGAGATGGGGATGGAATTCCAAATATAAACGATCCAGATCATCAAGCATATGATCCCCGGCATCCGCTGTCAGATCAAGACAGAGATGGTATTCTTGATGTAAATGATCCAGATAGTCCAGGGTATGATCCATCACACTCGGGATCCGATCAAGACAGAGATGGTATTCTTGATATAAACGATCCCGACAATCTGGCATATGATCCCAATCATCCAAACTCCGACGCTGATGGTGATGGTACTCGCAATGTAAATGATCCAGATAGTCCAGGGTATGATCCATCACACTGGGGATCCGATCAAGACGGAGATGGTATTCTTGATATAAACGATCCCGACAATCTGGCATATGATCCCAATCATCCATACTCCGACGCTGATGGTGATGGTACTCTCAATGTAAATGATCCAGATCATCCATTATACGATCCATATCATCCAGATTCAGATATTGATGGTGATGGAATTCCTAATGAAAGAGATCCAGACTGGGAATACTATAACAATTCAAATGAATTGCCATGGGGGGATGGTGACATGGATGGTATTCCTAATAGAAACGACCCAGATCATCCACTATACGATCCAGCGCATGAAGATTCGGACGGAGATGGTGATGGAATTCTGGATATAAACGACCCAGATGATCCGGCATACGACCCAGACCATCATGATTCAGATAATGATGGTGATGGCATTCCTAATTGGGTAGATCCAGATTCCCCATATTTTTCGGATGATGATGGGGATAATATTCCCAATTATCGTGATCCTGGCCACGACTTATATGGCCGCCCCATACCAAGTGATATAAAATAAAATTATATCTTTCAAAGAATTTTTAAATTATTATAAATAATATAGGAAAATATTATGTCATCAATCTCTAGCGCATATAAATTTAAAATAGAAAAACTAGTAAACGAAATAAATCGACTCATTCTAGAAAATAGAAAATTAAATAATTTTATTTGTGAAGCACGCACCCTTGACCCCCGAAACCGAAATCAACTACTTGTTCGCCCTTCTCACCCCGACCAACCTGAACTCGGGGTGGAAGGTGATGACTTGCTCCCTGAGTTCCCTCCAAGGACCACCGACATGAGCTGGCTTACATCGAGTGCTCATGCAGATGCTATGGAAGATGCTGAATTGAAAGAAGTTGGTGAAAAATATGGTATTACTCTAGGACTAGATCGGCAGGAACATCAACAGGATCAACAAGGACCAAGAGATGATTTTTCTTTACATTCTAGCCGCGTTGGCCATGACCAGAGCGACGAACGCACAGAGGGTGGTAGTCTTCATCCTCATCATACTCACACTTTTGAAGCAATGCATCCAGGTGGTAGACAATTTACTGGAAGTATGGTTGCGCCCAATGACGGTGTTGCCTTGGCTAAATTACGAGAAAAAGGATTATTCCCTACTAAAATAAAAGAACTTCCGTCAAGAAGATAAATTTATTAATTATAAATTTTTATAATTAAATTTACAAATGTAATAGGCATCTACAATATCTGATATTGGGTTGCCTATTTCTTTTTTAGCATCATTCATGTGGAATCGTAAATCAACTCCTGTTTCTTCGACAAATGCCTGAAACATCTCTGGCTTTCCAGCATTTCCTTTTCCAGTTGCAAATTTTTTAACTTTTGTTGGTTGAACAACATCAAGTGGAATTGATTGTTGCCAAAGCTTATACTTAAGAATTCCAGTGTTCTCTGCTATATGAAAGACTCTTCCTTTTGCTCCATAGGCATAGTCTTCAAGTGCTACCATACTACAACCAATTAAAAGATCTACTGCCCAGTCTGAGATGCTATCGTATCTTCCACACTCTGCTGTGTAATCCGGAAATAGTTCTCCACGAATATTATTGTTAAACATCGTGGCATTCTTTTTGGTATCAGTCAAAAAATAGAACATGCAGTTCTTATAAGAAAACTCCCCGTGCATTCTGCCGTTGAAGATGCAGATGCAAGGGGAAGTTAAAGAGTAGTCAATACCAGCGATTATCACATACTATTTATTTGCGTTTCTTTGCTTTAGTTTTTCTTTTTGATTTTGGTCTTGCAGCTTTATACTCTGAACGCAAAGCTTCTAAAGCTTCTTGATGATCATCAGCGGAATCATGATCGCCTCTATCTCTGCTTGCTTGTATTATTCTTAAAGTTTCTTGTTTTACAGTTGCCATTGCATGATCAAAGCTTCCTTTTTTCCACATTTTAACAGCATTATCGTTTGCTTTTTGTTCTGCCTGTTGTATCCTGGCTTTATGATTTTCTGGTGTTTCTTTTTCGTATTTTGATCCAAAACTTATTCCAATTGATGTGGAAGGACCACCAGAAGTATATTCTCTATATCTTTTAGCCGCTGTTCTTCCTCTAGAAGCGTCAGTAGCATAAAATGATGTTTCTAGATCCCTCAACCCCTTTGCTGTTTTAGCATCTGGTTCAGCAACAAATACTCTTTCAAATCCACCAATGACATGAAAATCTCTTTTACCAATTATATCTTCTATATGGGGCTTATCTCTTTCGTGAGTTCTGATTCTTATCGCATTACCTCTTCTGTTAAAAGACAATTGTTCAACGGTTCTTGGATCTAATCCTATTTCTTTTAAATCTTCTCCTTTATAAGTTCTTCCTCTTTTAAGTTTAGATGGATCAACTCCCGACAAAAGAGCGTGATGTGTTGGAGAATTATAATGAACCCCTTTAGGTGCTCTGCTTCCAGCCGTTACGCTTTTTACTTCAACTGTACTATCATCATTAAGCACAACATCAGGTTCGTTATCTGTTGTATGAAAATTAACCCCTTCAAGTGAATCTGTATAATGACCAACAGCATAAGCTAAAAGCTTGCCTCTCATATTATTCAATTTTGTAGAATAGCTATTATTTCTAGATACTTCAGTTCTAGCTTTAGCTCTTTCTAATAATATTTTTATAAGATTAAGCCTATGGTCCATATCTTATTTAGTAAGATCGACTAATTCACATGCCCCAGCCGTGCAGCTAAAAGACTGGGTTCCTGTGGTGTTATCTTCCTTCTCATACTTGGACAATTCACTCCAATCGACATCCTTTGGAAGCTTGGCAAGCATGGTTTCATACTGCTCTCTGGTGCAGTCTTCGTAAGGAGCCTGACGATAGGTGTGGTCTGAGTGTGGAAGGAAAGAAATACCGCTGATCTCATCGAAGTGCTTATAGACCCAGGCTCCAACTTCCATCCACTCTTCGTCACGAACAGTAATGGTAACGCTTGGCTTGTGTTCGCACCAGTATTGCTGATAGGTGAGCCAAAGTTCCAACTGCTCAAGAGCAGTCATGTCATTACGAGTGATGCAATGCTCAGGAGCCTTCATGGGGAATGAGAAGACCATGGTGTGGTTTGGCTTCATGACGCATGGTTCAGCCGGGAATCCCTTGTCAATCATAAACTGGCAGATTGGATCCTTACAGTCAACACGAACACGACGAATATAATAGCTAGCGTGACGAGCATGAATACCCGAAGCAGCATCTACCAGTTGGCTAACCGTACCGCTTGGCTTGACGCAAGTAATTGCCGCCGATTGATTGATCTTGAGCTTATGTGCAAATTCCTTGTTGGTATCTACAGCAACATGGCGTAGATGCTCAAGTAGATCGGGTAGATCACCAGCACGACCATTGGTTATTTCATTATCCATGATACCAGTTAAAGATACACCAAGCAGACGCTCTTCTTCACAGTTCTTCTGCCAATCGCTTGAAAGGTAGCGGAACTTTGTAAGAGTTGATTGGAATGTACCAAGAATGGTTGCAAGACGAACCTTACGCGCAAGAGTATCTGGAGTATCGTCGGCACGAACAACGACTTCAGATAGATTGCAGAACTCACGATCACGCAAAATAATTTCTGAGCATGGATTGGTTCCGAAGTCATAGTTTGGATTACGACGATCACCAAGACGCTTGGTTTGATTCTTTGCGGCCTGACGATTGAAGATACCACGCTCACCACTCTTACTCTTGACTAAAGAAATCCATTCTTCCATGAAAGTTTCTATGTCTGGCTTGCTCTTATATGACGCGGAGTTGTTTGCAAGTGCGCGTTGACTATTGTTCTCCCACCATGCCCCACTCTTTGCATTACGCATACGATCATCATCAAGAGATGATAGAGAGATGAGAGCAGACCGCCGAACGCCGCCGACAACTACGATTTCAGCAATTTTGCATACGATATCATGGCATTCGACCGTAGTGAGTTTTCTACCAGCCGCTTTGCGGAAGGTTTCAATGGTAAATCGGAAAAGGTCTTCCAGAGGTTCAGGTCCTGATGCTCGTCCACCAAAGGTTTTAAGTCTCGCCCCAGCAGGACGAATTTTTGAAATGTCCCATCGCGGTATCTGACCACCAATGAGTAGCGAGAAGAGTTCCTTGTAAGCCTTGGCCCAACCAATCTTAGAGTCCTCCACAACAATGAGTGTATCGCTATCAGTAAATTCTTCAGCAATAGTAGGAAGTTTTTCAACGAAATCCCTTTCGACGGAGAATCCAACACCTGTACCGCACATTAAGATGTATAGAATCTCATCAAACGAGCGAACCTTGCTCGTAGAAACATAAGAGCAGTTATACCCTGCTACATGGTCGCGCTCCAATGCCTCGCCTGCGGTCATGAGGCAGCGCATAGACGGCATCACTTCCAAATTCAGAACAGCCGCTTCAAGTTCTTTGCGTAGATCCTTAGATAACTTGTAATTGCAAGTTTCCTTAAGATGGGTTTCGAAAAAGTCAAAGTAACGAGCAACAGTTTCATTCCACGACTCCCTTCGTGTTTCATCGTTAATCCAACGAGCATAACGAGAAGAGTGAATAAAACTCTGATAGGGAGTTGGTAGTGACATATGAAAATCCTTAAAGTTATGGCATTCTAACCGGGGTAAATATTTAGTCAATATTTACTTGGTAAGTTCGGCCCAGCAGACTGGGAAATAGGGCTGAATTAGGCCACCCATGGCATCTGCATATTCCCGAACTTCCCATTGAGCATGGGGGTCGATTCTTTGCTTAAAAACACGGGCATAAGCGGCTAAAGATCCCGTCCAGTACCATTCGGTATATGCACCCTGGGGCAACACAAAACGAGCCTGTTCTGGGGCTATACCAGCCTCTAGGAGCCAGTTGTAGGTCTTTAGGGCATCGCTAGCCACCCCAAAGTACATGGCCTCAGCGGCCTCTAGCGTGGCTGCATTGGTAAGGAAGTCTTCTGACCCCTGCTTGGCCCCATTTGTTGGCTTAGAACGCCACATTGGAATGTAAATTTCTGGTTCTTCTGTAACATACCGACGAGAAATTTCGTTTTCAACAAATCCAACCTTATGCTTAAAAAGTTGGGTTCGAATCGAAATGGGAGCCTTGATATGGAGCATGATCTGGGGATGGGCAAATGGAGTCCAATGCTTGTGCTTGGCCAGATACGAAATAAGCTTCTTATCCTTATCCTGGAGTGTCTTACCAGTGATTGATCCTGTCCAGTGCTGTTCTCCGTCCCAAGAAGATTCCTTGTGAAACGAGACTCTAGCAGCATTTACTACAGTTAGATCAGAACCCATCACTTCGATAAGTCGAACGAACCCCTTATCCAGTACATTTAGTTTTTCCATTTCATAAACCTTAATTTTGCTTCAAGCCCAGAATGAGTATTAGAGCGTATCATAGCCATCGGATCACCAAACGCAAGAACATAGTCGTTAATATCCTTGACCTTAACATCTGGCCAAATAAGAATCTTATGGCCCTTCTCAATAACCGTTTCCATGAAGCCACAAATCTGCTTGTTGCGTTTCTCATTATCAAAGACATAGATCACCTCGCTGTTTGCGATCTTCTCAGGAAGCTTCATGTCCCCAGCAGCACCCACCATGGCAAGAGCGTTGGGTAGGAAGATGCTGTCGATTGGTCCTTCTGTGATATAGATTGGTTGTTCTGGATTTACTCTCCAGAGTCCATACCATAGTTTCTCCACAGAATCCTTCTTGAGAGTAATATATCGGATCTTGGAATCTGCCTCAAGCGAGCGACCCTGGACTCCGATGAGTTGTTTCTCGTCATCATAGAATGGGATGACCAGTCTTGGTTCTCGCTTGAGTTCGTAGTCACTGCTAAGGCCCTTCGCAACTTCGGAGAAATCTTCGGCGTAATAAAAGTAGCAGAACGATTCGTCAGGGATCTTTCTCTTCTCAAGATATTTGACGATTGGATGTGCAAAATCAAGGTCACAAACATTGACGCAATTCTTAGGCACTTCGAATGTAGTGATCTTCTTAGTCGGCACAAAGAGATCTTCCTGCTTTGGTTTTTTATAATTTGATCTTCCATTTTCACCACTTGTAAATCGTTTGAAAGCATACTCCTTGGCAAGCAACGGATTGATTGCTTCAAGGAAGTTGTACATGTTTGCTCCATAACCACAGTTATGGCAACGGAAAAAAAAATCATTACCCTTTTGATAAAAATATCCCCTGGCAATGTTTTTACGCTTCTTTGAGTCTCCGCATATTGGACAACGGCAATTAGCAAGATTGTCCTTCTTCCACTTGAATCTCTTCAAATGTTCTGAAGCAATATTGATAAACACCTTGTCTAGGTATGCACTCATATAGTCCAATCGTTCACTTTAACTAACTTTGGAATCTCACGCGGAGAATAACCATTCCCATATCCATCTGGATTGTTTTGATTGGAATCAGCAATATCATCTTGTTCATCTCTCTTGACATCATATAACTTCATCTTGGATCGGTCAATACCAACCACAAACTTTTTATTCACTATTGCGCTGTTGTAGCGATTCTTTAGCTGCTTAACTAGAATCTGCCCAGTCTGCTCTAGATCTTCTGTGCTGATAAGAGCAACAAAGAAATCTGCTGTGGCAGGAAGACCGAATGATTCTGAGGTATCCTCTAGACCGAAATCGCTGTTTGCAAATCCAGTTCTATTGACCTGAGTGGCAGAGAAGATTGGTACATTGTATTCTACAGCCAGACCACGAAGTTCCTCTGCAACAGACTTGATGTAGAAGTAACTGTTTGTGTTTGCATTATGCTTAATTCTTGCCGACGCACAGATGTTGATATAGTCAACAAAAATAACATCGGGAGTGAACCGCTTCTTGATCTTCAGTTCATCCAGAAGATGCTTGAAGTTGGCAACTGATGCACTGGCTGTTGGATATTCCTTGATGATCAACTTGCCATGAACCTTGTTCTTCAGGTGTTCCATCTTCTTGTCGTATAACATTTTTGGTAGTTCCTTTAGACTATCCAAGGTAATGTCAAGAAGGTTGGCATCGATTCGTTCTGCAATTCTTTCTTCTGCCATTTCACAAGTAATGTACAGAACATTCAGGTTCTGAACAAGACAATTGGCAGCATGATGGCAAAGGAATAGAGACTTACCTACGCCAGTTCCCGCCATGATGATATTGAGAGTCTTTGATGGTACTCCCCCACCAGTGATGGCGTTGAAAAACTCAAGATCAAATGGGATGCGCTTTTCTATCTGATGATAAAACGCAAAGCGACTGTCAGCATCATCAATATAGTCGTGACCAATGTGGTTGTCAAATGACACAGACAGAGCATTAGAAAGAATACTTGGGATTGCATTCTTTGTGTGTGTCTTTGATTTTCCGTCGAGAATATGAATAGAATCCATAATAGCATTGTAGACTGCCTTATCCTTTACATGGTTCTCAGTCTGTTCAATAAGCCATATAAGATCAGTTTGCTCTGGGTTGGAATACAAAGCCTCAACACACTTGGAGCATTCTGCAAACTCGTCTTCTGAAACAAGATCAAGCTTACCAAGACTAATATCAAGAGCCTCCCTTGTGGGAAGGCTGTTGTACTTCGTGATAAATTCTGAAACCAGAGTGAAGATCTTCTTGTTTACATTATTGCTGAAATATTCTTCTTTTAGAAATGGATGTACTTTACGAACATATTGCTCATTCGTCGCCAGATTCTTCAATATAACTGATTCCATCATGTTCAATTACCTCTCCATCAAAGTCATCACCGATCATGCTGTTCTGTTCTTCTAGAAACTGAACTAGAAGATTGCCAACAACATTGTTGAATTCTTCCTTTTCAGATTCAAGGATTGTACCCTTAACTACTTCATAGTCAAAGTTTAAAACAAGATTATTATCCTTTTCTTCTAGCTTTACAATCCCGTATTGAATTGCAATGTTCTGAAATCTACCTTCAGCAATTTCAATATGAGCATTTCCATCCCCATCGTTTTCGATAATATTATACTTCATATTCCTCTGCTCTTTCTTTTGCTTCTTCGATTGACATGTCTTCAATGAAGCAAGGAGTTCCAGAGCCAACCCAGGCTCCGATGATATTGAACTCAAAGTATTCCTGTGCCTCATAAAATGTCATACCATCTGCCATCAAATTATCAATGATCTTCTTTTGGCTGTATGCTGCGATTGGTTCGTTTTGACCAAATCTCCACATGAAACCAATGAAGGCATTATCATGACCATCACAAAAAAGTATATTGTTCATAGTTACCTCAGATAATATTAAATTCGAACTTAGGATTCTGCAACTTATCTAGCCAGTGATCGACCATCTCTGCCATCATATCTTCGAAGGTAATGGTCGGTTCCCATCCCATTTCCTTTCTTGCCTTTGTAGCATCGCCACGAAGATAGTGAAGTTCTTCTGGTCGCTCATACTTCTTATCCGTCTTCACATACATTCTGTAATCCATACCAAGATACTCAAAGACATATTCAACCATATCTTCTACAGAGTATGAATGACCAGTAGCAAGAACATAATCATCTGGCTTTGGCATCTGAAGCATGTTCCACATACCGCGAACATAATCCTTGGCATGTCCCCAGTCGCGCTTGGCTTTTAGATTTCCTAGAACTAGGTTGTTTGCCATTCCAAGCTTGATCTTGGCTGCTTGTAGTGCTACCTTATTCGTTACAAAGTTGATACCTCTACGAGGAGATTCGTGATTGAACAAAATTCCAGAGCAAATAAACATACCATATGAGTTTCTGTAGTTGTGGCATAGGTTGTGAGCGTAAAGCTTGGCACAACCGTATGGACTAACAGGGGTCATAGGCGTTGTTTCTCTTTGGTACTTGTCATCGTCACAAGAGTTACCAAACATCTCAGAGGTAGCAGCATGATACACCTTTGAGCGTGGTGAGAATCTACGAACAGCCTCAAGGACTGCAAGCGTACCACCACCATTCACATCCAAGGTATACTTGGGAAGATCGAATGAAACTTGAACATGGGACTGTGCAGCCAGATGGTAAACTTCATCTGGTTGCAGCTTCTGAATGTTCGTTTCGATGCTGATTGGATCTGTCAAGTCTGCATAATGCAACTTGATCTTTCCATCAACCCATAGATGGTCGATACGAGTAGTCTGTGATTCTGGAACAGAGTTTCTTCGAACGGTTCCATGAACTTCATATCCCTTTCCTACAAGTAGTTCTGCGAGATATGATGCGTCTTGGCCGTTGGCCCCAATGATTAGTGCTTTCTTAACCATACTTAAAATCCTCCTGAACTCGCTCATCAATTTGCTTCAGAATCTCCTGAGTGAAATACTTCTCAGGTTCTTCGTTGATATGCTTCTCAAACGCCTTAGTACCATCAGGAAGTTCAATCTTGGTAGAGTTCTTCTTGAAGATACCGTAATCCAAGGCAAGGTCAACAAGACCGTAGTAACGGTTCAAACCGCTATCGAAATTCAGTTGAACCTGAACGATCTTGTTCTCCTTGGTTAGTCGGCTCTTGTAAAGTTTGCAAGTAATTAGATTACCTACAACTTCATCATCCTGCTTGTCCTTCTTCTTGGACAATGTTACGATAGTAGAAGCCGCATATTTTAGACCAGATCCACCACCAAGTTCCTTAGTTGGAACATAAGCTCCTACTACATCGTAGGTGTGGTTTGTCATAATCATGGGAATCTTGGCCTTGCCAAGCTTCAGCGTAAGAACGCGGAAAGTTCCCTTGATTACTTGTGCGCGGGTCATGTCGCGGACATTCTTGCCCTCAGCGACATCGTTCATTTCCTTTGAAGTGCTCAACATGCCCAGAGAGTCAAGAACAATCATCATTGGTTTGCGTTCAGATTCATCTGTTGCAAGAACCTTGTCAACGATTGTCAAGCACTGATGGCGGAACTCTTCGACTGTCTCTACAGGGAACACGGCAACCCGCTTGGGATCTACCCCACGCTCAGTAAACATGTCACTGGTTACTGCCTGTTCCGTATCGAAGTAAAGAACGATACCTTCTGGATTCGCTGCCAGAAATTGTGCAACAACACCAATGCTGAAGTAAGTCTTACCAGTAGCAGATTCACCAGCCAGACAGGTAATTTTGTTACTAGGTAGACCATCAAATAGACTACCAGACAACAGAGCATTAAAAGTATAAGACCCAGTATCAATATAACCGCAAACATCAGATCCATCAAGTCCATCCTCGACTTTACTTGCGAATTTGTTTCCTGAGACATTAATTATTTCCTTCAAAAAATCCATTACTTATTCTCCTTGATATCATAATAGTAACTATCGTCATGTCCTTCAATGATCCAGCGATCACTTTCTCCTTCGCATCTCCAACTCTTGTTGTCAACCTTGAAATCCGGGTTTGTAGGGAAAGGTTTAGTTACAAAGGACATATTCTTCCAATAGACTCTATTATTTGGTTGTAGGGTATAGTTGCCATTGTCCAAAGCAATCATATGAAGACATTTATACTGAGATGGTTCATCGGAATAAGAATTCCTATACCAATCAAATGTCATAACATATTCTCCCCAATGCTCTGACTTATCTTTGAGAATAACCTTTGCTCTTGTATCAAACAAAGCATCATACTCTACAACAGAAACATTTTCATGAAAGCAATCCCATAGCTGTAGATAATCAAGAGGCATTGGTGGTGCATCTTGTTTCCAGCATAACATATGAATTGGAACTCTACTTCTTACCAAACCATAATCAGTCATGACATGGAAAGTCATGGCACTTCCTGAGCATGATTGGATTCCAAATACCATTACCTTATCGAATTCACCAATATGGTCTTGGTGTTGGTACATATGTTCTTTGCGAAGAAAGCAATAAAATTGATTGATGTTTAGATTATGCAAATAGTGACTCCAATGTATTTCGTTCTTCCGTTTGCCATCCAATAGCACTTACAATGTTATTGAGCGGATCTAGGAATGCCTTTTCAAACTGCGTATCATAATCGATGTAATTCTTTAAGTCAAACTCTTTCGGCAAAGAAGTCATGAACGAAATTACACACTCCTTGCCTGTGATTCCGCCAACTGGGTTGGGAGACTTAAGATATAAGAACTTAATTTTGTCGGCATCACGAATCGACTGATACTTCTTTTCAAGATCATACTTCTTAATATAGTAGTTGAAGAGTAGTGCTCCCTTGACCGCGATTGGAGTACCCTTCTTATAGATGGTAAACGAATCTGCATAGTCCTTGACTCCGTTGACCGAACGAGGGAATGCAACATCCTCTGGAGCAAGCTTACGGAACTTCTTTCGAAAGCTTTCTATGTAATTGATAAGAGTAGGATTGTCCTTGGTCAAAATGATGTCAATACACTTCTTCAACTCCTCTCGCACAATCTGTGGAGTGGATGATCGGGATGTTTCGATTCCCATGATCTTGGTCTTTGGCTTGGTGTAGCGAACACCTTCTGAGTCATGAACCAGGAGCATGTATCTCTTCTTGGCTGTCCAGATACCCTTTGATGCAATTGATTCGCGCTTCATGAACATCTTGTTGGCATATGCATTCATGAAATCAGCAAGTTCGTCATAGGACTTCGTGATGTATGGTTCAATAATCTCCTTGCAGCACTTGTCAAGATAAGTAACTATTTCTTCAGTTGACTTACCCTTTGCCAAAGTGTTTACCAGTGGACCCATGTTGATGTAGATTGAATCTGTATCGCTAGCAACAACATAATCATGATTCGTCTTGAGCATCTTGTTCAAGAACTCGTTTATCTTGTTTTCAATCCAGCGAATAGAAAGCTGACCAGAGAGTGTAATCGCTTCGGCAATCTCTTCATCGTAATAGCGGAAGTATTCATTTCCAATCGCACCGTAAGCGGAGTTTAGCTGAATCTTACGGGCCATTTGGAAGTTGTTGAACTTGGCAACCTGTAGTTCCAGTTCTTCTCGCTCTGGGCTTGAGTCTGGACCAAGCTTCTCAAGCTTCTTCTGGCAGTCAAGCATCTGCTTCTTATACTGGCTTCGTTCCATGTACATCCTCTCCATGAGTCGAGGAAGAAAGCCTTGGCTGTTTCTAGCGAAACCAACCCCGTTTGCGGCAACAGAGATATCATATTTCTTTGCTTGCTCTAAGTATTTAATAGCATTAGCATTCTTTTCCAAAACATCCATAGGCTTTAGACCGTTGCGAACGAACAGAAAAGAGCGGTCTGTCTTTGTCTCTGGAGACAAATTGTACTGCATGATGAGGTGAGGGTAAAGGCTGTTCAAGTCGAAGGAAACAATCCAGTCATTCATACCTAGAATAGGTTCCTTGACATATGCACCTTCGTACTGCTGCTCCTTGAGTGCAGACTTCTTTGGGGGAATCACGATCTTGTCTTTCAGTAGTTCGTTGTAGATAATCGTGTCCCAAGTACGAACCTGACTGAATACATCGTCGTAGTTCACCTTGGCGGAATATGCAACAGCAAGAACTAGTTCAATCAACTTCATCTTGCGTTCAAGTTTATATACTAGCTCGACATCATGGAAGTTATACTGAACAAACTTGTTGAAGTCGTTCTTATAGAACTCCTTGAGATTGTCGTGCTCGTCATAGGACAATTTACGCTCACCTAGTTCTACTGAAGCGATGTAATCAAGTCGATACGACTCTTGCTTGCTGTAAGTAAACTTTTGATATAGTTCATAATAATCTAAAGTGCATATACCAACTAACTCATAGCATTTCTGATAGCCCCGGCTGGTTTGAATTGTCTTCTCGTAAATTCGTTCAAATGGAGAAAGCTTCAGTACCACATCAGAACCAAGAACTCTTACGATGCGATTATAGAGATATGGAATATCGAAGAATCGAACATTCCATCCCGTGATGATATCTGGAGCATGAGATTCCCAGAACAATAAAAATTCTTCTAGCAGCTGCTTTTCGTTGTCATACTTCTGGCAACGAACATTCGGGGCATCTATGTTGAACTCGCCCAGACCAAACACATATGATCGATCATTGATTCGAACAGTAATTGCAATCACTTGCTCAGAAGGATTGCTGATCTGAGGAAACCCATCCTCACAGGTAGTTTCAATGTCAATATAAGCAATTACTATTTTACGAATATCGTATGAAAGATCTTGAGGAAATTCCGATGAGATAAACTGATAAACAAAGTCGGTCTGCCCATAGATTTCGAACCCAACGACATTCTTGTACTTGTCGATGAACTCACGGCATTCATACATGTTACCCGGCTTCACTGGTTCTAGACGAACACCATTGAGAGTTCTCCACTCAGTCTTGTTCTTGGTTGGAATAAACAAAGTTGGGTCAAAGGGGATTGCCCTTTGAACCCGAACTCCGTTCTCCACCCCTCTGTAGAGGATCTTAGATCCGTGGCTCTCGACACATGTATAAAATGACATGCTTGGATTATAGCCACACCTCTTTGTAAATCAAGCTTTATCTTTAGACTTTACATAAGCCGAAAATAGAACGCAATAGTTCATGATGTCTAGTATCGCGTCCTGATAACCTTCGTTATCGACTACTAGCTTTCCTGCACTCGCAAAGGTGCTCAGACGAGATACCTTATCTGTGATTCGCACCAAAAATCCCTGTTCTGTGCTACAAATACCCATTGCTTCACAGCGTTCAAAATTTGCAAATGGTTGTTCGCCACTATTACCAGCATAATCATGATTTTTTTTCTTCATTATACTAAGAGCAGTTTTCGTAAGCTCTTCGTGATGCTTAAAAAGTTCTTCTCTGTTCATTCGCCTGTGCTCCCGAAGCCACCGCTTCTATCTGTCTTTTTAATTGGTCTTTCTAAAATATCATTAAAAACAAAATACTCAGCACGAACAAGTTCTATTTGAACAACTCGCTCTTGATGACCGATATCATACGAAATATTGCTTGTATTGATCAACGGAATCATTAGTTCTTCCACATAGTCGGAATCGATTACCCCTTCGCAGTTGACTAGGGATAGACCTTTCTTAATCGCAAGACCAGAACGGGGGTGCATACGCACTGAGAAGTGCTTTGGAATATCCAGAATGATTCCTGTGGGTACTAGGATTCTTTCCCTGGGTCCAATGCGAACGGATACTGTGTTCTCATCAGTCTTAAAGATACTCTTATTGTTGTGCCTATCGTAGACTGAGATTTCTTTGCCTTTAATGAAAGCAAACACATCAACACAGGCTGAATTTGCTGTAGCAAACGCCGGGGTCGTTGCCGTAGGATGTAACTTAAAAATTCCTATTGATTCCATAGCACAAGTTTACACTAAATTATTTTGAAAGTCAAGCACTCAAATGTGAATTTTATTAAAGACCCAAGCTTTCTGCTAAAAACAATAAACCAACAATTAATCCCGCTTCACATAACAAATAGACAAAGCAGCGCAAATACCCCCACGACACATCTTG